AACTTCTGGCTCTGTTGGAATGCACTTTGCAACAACAACGGCTGCACACCATACGCTTGTAAATAGATTCACAATGAAAGAAGTAATTATTCGTTACTTTGAAACATTAATGAATCTTGATGATTGCGGATTTAATTATTTTGAGCGTTGTTCTTTCTATGATGCCGTATATGGTTGGGGTCTTGGATATAACGTAGACGGTATTGTAGCAGTTTCTTGTCAATGGGGTTCTAGTTTAGACCTTGGTTCTGAGAACATGAATAATGCTCTCTACTATAATTATGATAGCCCATGGGCAGCAACAAGTCCGGGTTCGAATCAAGCACATAAGTTTATTGGTTGCTTTTTTATGCACTGTGGAAAAGTTGCCAATATTTATCAAGCATCTAGTTGCGCAATTACGTTTGATTCCTGCTATTACGAATCATGCAAGCAATATGCAACTTTAGGTAACAATACGAACAGTTCGACCGCTCCAAAACAAGTTCGTTATGAAAACTGCCACTTCAGCCGCATGTATATGGGTGGTGTTTCTGCTGTAATCAATTCAGCAGGTAGTGGTGGAACAAATGGCACTGGGTACACCGACATCGTTGTAACTGGCGGAGATGGTAGTGGGGTTACAGCAACCTATGATGTGGTTGGAGGATCAGTCACTAATTTAGTTATAACCAACCCTGGTTATGGCTATGTATCAACATCACTTCCAACTATTACTTTCGGGAAATGTGCTAACGCAACTACAACTGTTTCATGGGTTGGTGAGCCGTGGCCTAAATTTGCATTTGAGCATAACCTTGCTTCTGGAACGCTATCTTTAAAAAATTGCTATACAGATGATGCCAGTGGGCCTAATGGCGGTTGGATTAGAGCTAATAAAGGCGGATCAATAGTAAATCTGGAAAGTAATACAATGATCTCGGCTGCTGGCGATAACCAGTGGCAGATTGGATGTTTTGACAGTTCAACAACTTTAAATGGTGCGGTTGCGGCTGGCGCGTTGACATTTACCACGAATGCAAGCATAGCTCAAAACTCATATTTCGCACTTTACCTAACCAATGGCGAGATATTCTATGGCAAGCAACTTAGTGTAACTGGAACAACCGTTACATTTAGGTATCCGGTACCCTCTGCCGCTGCAAATGGCGCGACTGTGGTGCATTTGTATGGCAAGAAAGTTGTTCAAGCTACAAATGGGGCGGTGGTTAATTTTGGATATAGCACCAGTGCAGCAAACAGTATCGTCGATCATTTTAATATGACGGGTACAGGTTCTAACACCAAAGCATATAAATCAAATAGAGCATTTAACCTTACTACTGATTACAGTGTAATGGAAGAATGGGTAAAAGTAGGAACTGGTGACGATACTGCCGCTGGTGCCGGATATTCCATAGCATATACAACTGGTGTAAATGCTAATGGCGCATTGGTTGGTAAGGGCTGGCATCAATTAACTAATACAACTACCGCATTGCCTACAGCAACAGCAGCGTTAAACGGTATGTTTTATTTCCTAGCAGGTGGAGTTGGTGCAGCAGATAATTTATATATTTGTATGAAATCTGCTGCTGACACGTACTCCTGGAAATTGATAGTCACTGGTTGATAAAAAATCTGATGGCACGTATTCGCCTTCCATTCGCTGACAGTAATAACAATCGCTCGTACTTAAACACCACTGACTATTTATTGTTCAATGCTTATATTGAGCGTGGCAGTGATGGCCCAGCGATTGTTAAGCGTCCGGGTTGGAAAAGTAAACTCGCTACATCGTCTATCGTAACAACTGGGCGCGGGTTTGTTTATAGTTCTCCGCATAGCTTGTATTACGCCTGCATTGGTGACGCGCTGTTTAAGATTTCAAACGATCTTTCAACCGTTACCGAAATAATTAGAAAGACACCGACCAGTGCAAGTTATTCAGCAGCGGCAGGCGGTACGCTGACTTATGTATTTGCCGCAGCACATGGGTTTATTGCCACGCAGCAGGTCAATATAAGCGGCATAACTGGAGCAACCCTTGCAGCAGGGTATACAGGCGTCAAAACGATTGCGGCGGTCTCGACTACCAGTGTAGCCAATGACACATTTACCGTGACGGGTGTAGGCGCTGACCCTGGTGCGGCTACGCTTTCTAATGCACGGGTAAGCCCTATTCTTACCGATAGCGGCAAGGTGTACTTTGAGCAAACGAAAAACGGTACGGCTCAAGTCACTATGCTGCAAATCCCTAAGACTGATTCCTACCCTTCGCAATTATTTATGATTGCTTCGGGCGGAACGGTAACGCGGGTAACGGATGCTGACTTACCAACGGATTTAATCGGAGCGCCTGTTTCCGTGGATAGCTATTTATTCACTCTAAGCGCTGCCCAGCAACTCGTTTATAACATGGATTTAGAAGCGCCAACGTCGATTAATTCGCTGGCGTTTGTTGGCGCGAATACTTACGCAGACAACGCCGTGACACTGGCGAAGCATCATAATCAGGTGGTGTGCTTTAAGGAATATTCAACTGAATTCTTCTATGATGCACAAGTCGCCGCGCCTAGTTCACCACTCGCAAAGATTCCACAACAAACGCTAACTATTGGCTGTGCCTCTGCGGCTTCCGTGGTGCAAATAGGCAATAACATTATTTGGCTATCGCGCAATCAAAACGGCGGATTGGCTGTTCATGCGATGGCTGGCGGTGTACCGCAAAAAATCTCTACGCCTTTCATCGACAGAATATTAGCCTCGATGGAGTCCTTCGTCTTTGGTGAAAATGTTGATTCGTTCTATATCTCGAATGAAGGCCATGAGTTCTATATTCTATCCGTCACGGGAAGCATCGGCACTAATCAGGCTATTGCAGATATTGCTGTATGTGATGTGGCGGTATGTGATGTCGGCGGATCGTTAAACGTATTCAAGCGAACGCTGGTCTATGACCTTGCAGAACAAGCTTGGCATGAGTGGGGAACCTATGATTCTACAACCGGAACGCAAAGCGTTTTCTTTGGCGCTTTCTCTGTTTCCGGGCCGCATGTTTCAAATTCGCAAGACTTCACCAATACATTGATTATGGAAAAAGCAACAGGTGATATATATGAAATGTCTCCCGCTCCATTAGGCGTTTCTTATGGCACAACCTACAAAGACGGTTCGAGAACTATTACCGTTAAGCTAGTAACCAATAACGCAGATGGCGGAACCAGAAACCGGAAGCGCTGCAATAGCTACGAAATATTAGGCGACAAGAATACCAGTAGTACAACGCTTTCTATCCGACACACAGACGATGACTACCAAACATGGTCAACAGCCAGAACGGTTGATATGTCCGGCGCTCGGGCGCGTCTGTTAAATTGCGGTACATTCCGCCGCCGCGCACATGAATTGACGCATGCAGACGATACGCCATTGCGTCTGGTAGCTGCTGAGATAGATGTCGATCAATTAGGCAATTGATGCTAATCACAAACCCGCCCGTCATTCCAGATAATTTCATATTGCAGGAGTGGCTAAGACAGGTACGCGAATTTCTTGTCACCACCACAACCGCAACGCTTGATTTTCCAAACACAGCTGCAAACAGCAATGCGGATTTAACCGTCACACTAAAAGGCGTTAAGCCAGGGGATTCGGTAATCGCCACGCCGCCAAGTGCTATCGAAGCTAGCGTTATCTGGTGTGCTTTCATCTCAGCCAACGACACAGTAACCGTTAGAGTGCATACCTATGGAGCGGGTGCGGTAAATCCTGCTTCGGGTGTGTGGCGTATTACGGTAATGAAATATTAAGGGGAACGCATGACAACGCCAACAGATGTAACTTTTTCCTACCAAGCAACGGTAATCCCTTCTTCGTGGCTGAATGGCGTCAACGATTGGGTATACGGTGCTTATGGGTTGCTAGGCGAAGTCTTTGATGCCAGCACTTTTAGGGACAAGCTAGGGCTTGGAACTAGAAGTATTACGTCTAGTTCCGATATTTCGCTACAGGATATTGCGTCCGCATACGATGTGGTTGGAACAGGCGTAACCATGACAATTCCAACGTCTGGTGCAATTTCATTAGTGAGTTTTGCTGGACGTTTAACTGAGACAGGTGGAGCAGCAACTATCGGTTTATATGTTGGCATCCGGGTAAACGGTACGAATTATTGGTTTGGTCAAAACAATACAAATGGAACAACAACTAATTTTACATTAGGCACAGCAACAACTTCGACATACAAAGAATGGAAGGGTTCTGCTTCTCCGGGTGCGACCATGACTGACTTTGTTTTGGATATTCAATCAAATGGAATAACTACGGGTAGTCAGACAGTAGAATTAATTGCGGCAAAAGGTAGCGCAGGAGCAGGAACATTAACAGGCGCAACCACTACAACCAGGGCTGTAATTCAAATAATTAGCACGCAAACATAAAATGGCTAATTGGTACGATCAATATCTTCCCTCAATACAGCAAGAGAACCAGGGCGCAGTTTGGCTTCCTTACATACAACAGGGGATTGATTACGCGAAGTTAAGCGATCCCAAGAACTTGTACTATGAAGCTACGCGCAATCCAACTTCCGGAACCATAGCAGTATGGAACCCGGCTACGAACAAAATGGAAATGAAATCCGCAGCGCAACAAACGGCAGCGGAAATGTCGCAACAACAAAAAAACGCGATTATTACGGCAGCAAAAGAACGATGGCAAGCGCTTGATCCGTCCAGCCCCTTTAATAATCCTGGGCCGGCGCCGGGATATTGGAACGAGTTTAGAGACTTATTTGAAACCGCAGCGATTTTAGCGGGAAATTATATTACCCCAGGTTCAAGTGCGATTACATCTAATTTGGCTAGTAAGGGATCACAACAACAATTAAATAGCGATTTAGGAATCATTGGACAAATTGGAACAGGCATTGCAGGCGGATTAAATGGGAATGTTAATCCGACAAACAAGCTAGCAGAAAATGCTGTTGGCTACAACCCAACTATAGCCGATTCTATTTGGAGTGAAAGCGCCACACCAATAAGCAATTTCACTGCTAACGCAGGAATAAATACCATTAATGGTGCAGTGAAGGGCGGATTAACGGCAGGATTGCAAGGTAATTCTTTAGTTAATGGTGCGCTGCAAGGCGGTGTTTCAGGTGGCGTCAATACGGCTGTTTCGGGTGGCTTAAATGCCGCATTAGGAACGGGCACAAATTCAGCATGGGATAAGGCATTAGGTATAGGCGGAAGCATGCTGAGTAACGGCATAACGTCTAACCTGTTCAAACCATCAAACAATTCTAGCAGTTCAAATATCTTCAATACTGGCAGCAATAATGGGGGCAGCATGGCAACCAATACCGAAACCAACGACCCGAATAGCTTTAACCTGACTTCATTCGGTAGTGCGCTAGCGCCATTCCTGAGCGCTTACAATTCATGGAATCAGGCCGGGAATACCAAGGACGCTTACAACCAAGCAATTAACCTGATTACCACGCCGAGCGCAGATCAGCAGAAATATCGCACCCAGCTATCCACGCTTTTAAGCAATCCGGGCAGCATGACAACCAGCCCGGTGTATCAAGCCATGCTCGATAGTGGCACGAATGCGGTGAATCGCAGCGCAGCAGCAAGCGGCATGCTCAACAGCGGAAATCGTCTAAGTGACTTGATGAACCAAGGGCAAAAGACCGCCGCGCAATACTATTTCCCACAAGCTAATTTACTGACCAGCCTGTCCGGTGTGCCAGGCGATCAAGCCGCGAGGGCAACCGGGGCAAGCGCATTGATTAGCGGCCAATCTGCGAACAATCAATTGCAGAACCAAATGCTTGATTCGCTGATGATGGGCATGGGTGCGCAGACACCAGCGCAGCAGCTTATTGCTGCAATGACTGGGAATAAAGACAACAAAGTAACTAACGCAACTTCCCCGCTTAGTACCTTAGTAACGCAAGCCAAGAACTGGTTTAACGGGCCAGACAATACCACCGACTACAGCAATTATTCGACTAGCCCGGTGTTCGACAATAATCTGAGTTGGTCTAATCTGCTAGGCGGCAGTAATGGCACGAATTACACCACGCCTATTTATGATCCTGGCGTCAATCTCGGCGGCAGCCAAAATGACTACATCAACAGCCTGCTAAACGGCAGCGGTTCACTTAACAATATTTCGTGGTTCTAAGGGGTAATCATGGGCGCTTATGATATGCAAATCGGGCCTTCGTTAAGTGACCTGATGAACCAACGCGCTATGCAGCAAGCGCAGATTTTCAACGCTGGGCAAGATGCGCAGATGCGTAATTTGCAACTACAACAAGGACAGCAGGAGTTCGAGCAAAAAAACCAGTTGCGAGATTTGATGCCAAAAATAATGAATGGTGATGATCCGCAAGCCACGCTCAAAGCTTTATTGAGTAGCGGTAATCCTCAAGCGATTGCATTAGCCGGGCAGATTGCGCCGGTTATGGCGGCGATGCAGAAGGATACCAAGACAAGTTGGCAAGATGGCGGTGATAAATTGTTCCAACTTGATGCTTACGGCAATCCTACAGGAAAAACCATGCTAAAAGGTGCGCCGCCAAAAGAAAAAACGAATTGGTCAGAACCTTTTAATATGGGAGGCGCAACGGTGCAGCGCAATTTGGACACAGGCGAAATTAGGCAAGCCGTTGCACGTGCGCCAGTGACAAATATTAATAATCAGCCAGCGCCAACAATGACCGAAGTCATTGATCCAAATAATCCTAAGCAATTAATCAGAATTGACGCACGACAATATCGAGGCGGATCGTTAGGTGCGCCTGGCGTACTCGGTATTAGCGGGAAAGAGCCGGGAGCAGCAAAAATTGCCGATCAGGTTGATGCCGGGCGTGGAACGCTCGAAACGCTGGTGACGCAATTGAAAGACTATTATGGCCAATTAAATACAAACGGCGGGATCACATCAACGAAAAATCGTGCTGGAACAAACTTAGGCGCAGGAATTGCATCTTCTGGAATTGGCCAGTCAGTAGGGAGAATGCTGGGCACTGCTGACCAATCATTGCGCAATCAGATTATTCAACAGCGCCCATTATTGCTTCAGGCCATCAAGCAGGCAACCGGCATGTCTGCGAAGCAGATGGATTCTAATGCAGAAATGAAAATGTATCTTGCTGCTGCTACCGATCCCACGCTTGACTTGGAAGCGAACTTGTCCGCGCTTGATATGTTGAGCAAATTGTATGGTGGCGGAAATCAAAATACGCCTGCCAAGCCTCCCGCGTTACCAAAACAGCCAACAAAACCCGGTGTGGTTGACTTTGGGAGTCTGAAATAATGGACGTCCGCTTACCTGATGGGACCGTCATCAACAACGTACCTGATGACATATCAAAATCAGACCTTACCGCGAAGCTTGCGAGAAACGGCTATGACGTGTCGAAGTTGCAGGAAACTACACAACCTCGCCAAGAAGCGCCAAGCGGATTTGTGCAAGGGCTGAAAGATCCGATCACGGCAGGGGCGCAACTCCTGACACATGGAATTGAAGCGATTGGGGGAAGCGGCCTAGTGAATGCTGGAAACAAACTGAATAACTGGCTTGCAAGTAAAGGCGTACCAATTGCGCGTATACCAGAAGGCGGCATGGATAAGTTGGTTTCGCAGCAAGAGTCAGAATACCAAGCGCAGCGCAAAGCAGCGGGGGAATCAGGTATTGATTGGGGGCGTATAGGCGGCAACATCGCCAACCCTGCCAATTTGGTAGCTGCTGCACGCCTTCCACAAGCCGCGACACTTGCAGGACGTGTCGGTATCGGCGCGTTATCCGGTGCCGGATTTGGTGCCATGCAGCCAGTCACAGAGGGTAATTTCTGGGAAGAGAAGGGTAAGCAAGCCGGTATCGGTGCGGCTACTGGTGGCGCATTGCCTGCCGTTGCTGGTGGTATAGCGCGGATGGTTAAGCCCAATGTACGCCCAGAAGTCCAGTTAATGATGAAAGAAGGGATAACACCAGGCCCTGGCCAGATCATGGGTGGCGCATTCCAAAAAGCAGAAGATAAAATGACAAGCTGGCCGATCATCGGCGATGCAATATCAAATTCTAGGGGAAAGGCGCTTGATAACTTCCAGCTTGCAGCTTACCGCCGTGCCCTTGCCCCAATAGGTGAAAAACCAAGCGGAATAGTAGGGCGCGAAGGGATTGCAGAAATACACTCCAAATTGTCGGATGCTTACGAAGCGCTTATTCCGAAAATGTCATTTAAGGCTGATGGCGAATTTGCAACAGGTATGCAGAATTTAGATTCGCTGATTGCCGGTTTGCCAGCCAAAGAACAAGACACATTCCATGCGGTTATGAAACGCGAATTATTTGGGCGCATGACGCCGCAAGGGTTAATGTCTGGCGAATCGTTGAAGTCTGCCGAGTCTGCGCTTGGACAGAAAATTAAACAATTCGGCGGCTCTCAGGACGGGTATCAGCAACAATTATCCGACGCTTTCAAGGAAGCGCAAAACCTGCTCAGATCGAATATTGAACGAAATAGCCCGCAGGTTGCAAAAGAGTTGTCCAGTATTAACAAAGGCTGGGCAAATTACGCCATCCTACGCGACGCAGCGTCAAAGGTTGGAGCAAAAGACGGAATGTTCACCCCCGCACAACTCGGGTCATCGGTTGCCGCTGCTGCCAAAGTCGGGAAAGGCGCGGCGGGAAAGGCAAGGGTATCTGAGGGCAACGCATTGATGCAGGACTTAACGGACGCCGGGCAGAATGTGCTATCCAGCAAAGTGCCTGATTCTGGAACGGTTGGACGGCTTGCGGGTGGGCTGGCAGTTGGCGGCGGGATGGGTGCTATCAGCCCAACGGCATTAGCCGCTACAGGGCTGGCTTCGTTAGCGTATCTTCCTGGTGGGAAACAGACCGTCGCGGCACTTCTTGCAAAACGCCCACAAGGGGCGGCAACGCTTGCCGAGCTTATACGCAATGGCGGGAATATCGCCGCGCCTGGCATCATACCAGCGGTTCAGCGCGGGGAATAGCCACAACCCAATGGCGACATTGGCCGCGCTGACGATAACAACCCGAAATAATTGTTCGTCGTTCATTATCTACTCGTACACTGCACGCCCATAAAAGTGTTCTGGCAGTTTGTCGTTACGGCCTGTCTTGGCTGCTGACTAAGCAAATAATTCAACGCCGCTGCGCGTCTGGATTCCTGCTGGCTTAGGTTCGATTGATGTAGTTGCAACATGCAATTCTTGATTTCAGGCGTACCGCGCACATAACCAAGCGCCAAGCATTGATTCCCAAGGCCATCTATATAGGCTTGCTGCTGTTCTTCTTGCCGCTGGCGTTGTTGCTCCTGATGCCTTTCCTGTTGTTCTGCCATTCTCTGCTGGAAAGCTTCGTAGTTCGCGCAACCAGGCAGGAATGCAAGCAATATGACTAAATAACGCATAGCGCACCAAATTATTCAATATGGCTTTTAACTATAGCACATTGCCTCTATTTGCAAGGGAAATCTATGCTCGTTATCCCAGTTACAAAAGCTGAAATGCTAGATAAATTCCAGAAACCGTACTATGGATATACCCAATTTCAGGGCAAATTGCAGCCAATTGTTTACATCCGGTCTGATTTGCCTAAACGTGTTTATGAATCTGTGCTAGTCCACGAAACACAACACGTTAACGACAATGCTTTTCTTGACGGGCGTGTTTGGTATTGGGAATTCAGGGCATACAAGGCCCAGGCAAAAGCGGATTTTATTGGCATGTTGCAAACTGTATGGATGAGCTTAACAGACCCGGAACGTATCAAACTCTATCTAAAACGTGTTTTTATCAGATTCTAGGGGGCGTGAGTGGATGAATGGCAAAAAATCCAGCTAGAGGAAGAATGGCGCAGTCGCACGCTCGATCAAGTACACGAACACGGGAGAAAACTGGCTGTGATCGAAACCAAACAGACAACCTACGAACAGACGCATAAAGAAATTATCCAGGCACTTGAAGAAATTAAAGGGGAAATGACCCGCTACAAAGGATTTATGGGCGGCGTTGCCTTCCTGGCTTCAGGTATTGCTATAGCCTGGAATATCGGTAAAGACTGGATTATTCAACACTTCAAATGAAAGCCTTTTGCTGTCTGATTCTCGCTTTGTTTCTTGTGGGATTCTGGGCGGCTGGTGCTTTCGGTTTGACTCTCAACACTAAGCAAGTCAAAGCCCTTGCGGCAACTATCAACCAACTCGAAGCAGAACGCGACGAAGCCAAAGCACTAGCGGCTGAATGGCGCAAGAAAGCGCAAGAGCATGGATGCACTTAAATCAGAGGCTTGGCGTGCTGAATGCGAAGCGCGGTACGTATGCAAGCTTAAAACCAAAGCAGAGCGGCTTGAATACCTAAAAGGCGTAGAACAAAAGCGCGGCATAGAAGGCGCTGACAAATTGCGCGAAGATGTAAGGAGGCTATGGAATGAACATACAGACGCGCGGCGAGCGTAATAACAACCCAGGCAACATCGAGCGCAATTCTACGATGTGGCAAGGAATGTCGGACGCTCAACCCGATAGTCGATTCGTTAAGTTTGACGAGCCTGCATACGGTATTCGCGCACTGGCCAAAATCATGCTCACTTACTATCACAAGTATGGATATGTCACGGTTCAGCAGATCATAGACCGCTGGGCCCCACCCGAAGAAAACGATACCAGCGCGTATGTTGCGCACGTTGCAGATGTGCTTGGTGTTGAGCCTGATAAACCGTTTAACGTTGATTCACCCGCTAATCTTGAACTGCTTGTCAAAGCCATCATTGCTCATGAAAACGGGCGGATTGCATATGATGACAAGACTATTCAGGACGGCATAGATATGGCGCTTGCGTAATGTCTGCTTGCACCAAATGCCAATATTTTAATTGGTATATCTTGGTTGAGCATAACACCTCTAAAATTTATGATGAGTGCGAGTATTACCCGGATATGGCCGGGAAAATTAAATATCCGACAGAATGCCCGAATTACAAAGAAGCAGAGAATTATGAACCCGATATGGATATTGATTAGCTTTGCAATGGTGGCTAACGCTTGGGCTTGTGAACCGCCTAGAGACAAGTACGGAAATATCAAGCGTAGCGCTTACCAAGTGAAGAAATTTAGAGCAACGCACCCATGCCCGTCAACCGGCAAGACTACGGGAACATGCCCAGGCTATGTTGTGGATCATGTAATTGCCCTATGCAATTGTGGTGCTGACAAGCCGGAAAACATGCAATGGCAAACAAAGCGCGAATCTTTAGTAAAAGACAGATATGAACGGAAACTATGCGGGGGTGATTAATGGATTTAAAGAATCTTGCGAGTGAGTTTGCAAAGATCGGTTTACCGCTGCTTGGTGCGGCTTTGCCTATTCCTGGCGGTGCTGCTATTGGAGCGGCTTTGGCTGCTGCTATCGGGGAGAAATCAACCAACCCGCAAGACATACTCACAACGCTCACGACAAATGCAGAGGCGCTTGAGAAGGCAAAAGAGTTCGAGTCAATGCACCAAGAAACCATGCTAAAACTGATGCTGGAAGCCGAACAGAAAGCCAATGATGCGGTGACTGACCGATGGAAAGCAGACATGGGAAGTGACTCATGGTTAGCCAAGAATATCCGCCCAATGGTGTTGGTTTACCTGCTTTCGCTCTATGCCATCTTTGCCGCTGCCTCTGGCGCTGGATACAACATTAACAAGGAATATGTAGCCTTGTTAGGGCAATGGGGCATGCTGGTGATGTCTGCTTACTTTGTCGGCAGGACAGTTGAGAAGGTGAAAGGGGCTGCGTAATGCCTACACTATCCGACATAGTAAACGCGCTAAAAGGTGCGTATGAAGCTGAAGCGGCAAAGTGGGGTAATGGGCCTAAATTGGCGGATTTATTGAGGCGCGATCCTGCAACTAAACCGATAATGGATTATCCCAGTAATGTGGCGCAACGTGCGCAAGCTTTAAGCGGATTGCTTACCGGGCGAGAGCCTACTCCACAACAGAAAGGCTTATTCAGTATTCCAGATGTGACCACGCCACAAGGGGCGCTGGATATGGCACAAAATGCGCCTATGGGGCTGCTAGGCCATATTGTTTATCATGGTTCCCCGCATAAATTTAACGCCTTCGATATGAGCAAGATAGGAACGGGCGAAGGTGCGCAGGCTTACGGGCATGGGTTGTATTTTGCGGAAAGCCCGGAAGTGGCAAAGAGGTATCAGGCAGCATTGTCTAGACCTGACAGCGCGGCACTAAGCAAAGCCGATGACATAGCTGCATGGGCGCATTCTTCAGGCGGTGGCGACAAAGCGGAGTCGTTGAGGTATCTGACCGATGAGATTTCTCGGCTTGATGCATATGGCAAGTTCGGCAATAAGATTAACCGTGATGACTACATGCAGGCGCTTGATATTCTGAACCGTGGAAAGGCTCCAACGGGCGGGGCCATGTACAAAGTAGACATCCCAGACGAAGCCATCCCCAAGATGCTGGATTGGGATAAGCCGCTTAGTGAGCAACCAGAGTTATTATCTAAAGTGCAGCAAATGCTCAATGATCTAGGCGAGCTTTACCCTTCAGTTGGAAACGTCCTAGCAACTCCACAAATATTTGATGGGCAGCATTTATACCAAGCTTTTATAAATGATGAAAGATCATCGGAACGTGCAGCGCGTTCAATGAAGGCGATAGGTATACCCGGAATTAATTACCTAGACGGCAGTAGCAGAGGAACCGGACAAGGTACAAGTAACTATGTTCTATTCGACGATCAACTACCACGTATTCTAGAAGTAAACGGACAACCTACAGGCTTGCAGCCTTGGGGAAAATAGGCGCTATTAAGCCCCTAAGAGCCGAACGGAAAACCATTCCAGTGTTGCCACACGCCGCGCTTGTAAAGTGACATGATATTTTAGTCGATAGGTCAGCCTGATATTGTGTTCTTAACCACTCGGCCAAGTCAACGTCCAGAAATACCCAGCATTTACCCGGCTTCGCGCCCGGTAAACGCCCAGCCTTCGCCATGCGTCCGACCGTGATCGGGTGCATGTGCAAAAACTCTGCAGCTTGGTTTATGTCTAGCGTTTTCAATATATGCGGTTGGTAGATTTTGATTTAAAACTAAGTAAATTTAGGCCGTACTAAAAACACAAAGAATATTGATTGTTAACGGTATTCTTGCATTTTTAGGATGCTTTTACAGGTAAATTTAGGTGCCCTATTTCACGTTCGGCTTCATCATCGTGGCAGCGTCCCATCAATCGGCTTGCCGTAGGTGTTTCCTTCTGCCCGCTGGTTAATAACTTTCGTTTCCAGACATCGCTCACAAAAATACCTGTCACCGTATATGCGGGAATGCGCACCACTTCCCGGTAGTGGTCGGTCAGAAGCCCAATACACCGCGCCTTGGTAATTCCATTTATGTTCACAATTGCTCATTTTCCCATCTCCGTCTCAAAGGCCGCCGAACCCGGCGTTCAAGCGGATGGCGCTAAAGCGCCCCCGCTTAACTCTACGTTATACATCTTCTTGGTTTACCCATCCGAACAATCCCGCACTCTCACCGCAACAAGCGCATTTCATCCTCGGGAAGCTGCTTTTTTCTTGTTCGTAAACAACTAACCATGATTTATTATGGCAATT